TATGTATGATGCCTACGGTGAAAGTATCTTTGGTGACGTAACTGGTGCTGATGTTTTTGCTAGTATGTCTGCTTCACCTATAAGAGGAAGAAAGAAAGACTCAACAACTAAAGTAGATCTTGGAGTCCTGTCTGAGGATGCAGGGTTTGATAGTGCTTACAAATCATTAGCCTATAATGCTTTAACAGCGGAGTATGATAATTATCTAGAAGCAGAATTACGTAGACTACCAGATGACATACAAAACACTACTGATGAAACACTAAAAACTCAAATGCAAACTAACCAGAGAGAACTTAATAGAATAGATAAGATAGATAATCTTTTCTTAAAGTACTACGAGTTAATGAAATTAAGACCAAGCATAGCTCAAGGCTATTTTGATACTGTACCAGGTTATGCAGCTACTCTTTCAGATCCTAGTTACTTTAAGGATGGAACTGCTTTACTTTTTCAAGGTGATCAATAGCAATGAGTACCTTTCAAGAAAATCAAAAAAGAATAGACGAGTTTAGAAAAGGACAGTTAGAACTTCCTGAACCTCCTGAAGTAAAAAAGCAGGAGGGTCTTTCTCTTATTGAAACGTTATCCATTGATGACAACTACAGCATCATTAAAGATTACATGTCTGATCGATTCGGTATGGAGGAAACTGAGTACGATAAAAGAAAGATCATTGACTCTTACATAAATCAAATGAGAAAATTTAACGCAGGTCAATCTGTTGTTGCTGTTACTGAGTTGACACATCTTAACTCAGGAGAGGGTGACAAGCTTGATGCCAGACGTGCAAAGGCTTCTAAAGCTTACGAGTTGTTTGACAGTCTTGGTGGTGCTTTCAGTAAGGACAGGACAGTAGGAGAGAAGCTAGATGCTGTAGGTGACTACGCAAGAGCACTTGTAGTTGACCCACTAAATTTAGTGTCTCTTGGTGCAGGTAAGTTGTTTGCTGCAGGTGCTGCTAGGGGAGCAGTGCAGGGGTCAAAAAAATTAGCTTTAATAGGAGCAAAAGATTTAGCTTTTAGAGCAGGTAGATTAGCAGCTAGTAACGCTGCTAAACAAGGATTAAAGAAACCTGTTATTGAAAGGATTCAAAGGGAAGCAACACAGAAAGCTTTTCAAGAAGCTCTAAAGAAATCAAAAAGAAAAGTAATACTAGATAAAGCAGACAGAAAAGCTATCTATGGTAGCCTTGGATTTGATATACTTGCTGCAGGTGGTGTAGACTATACTCAGCAAAAATCTGAAGTAGCTTCAGGATTTAAAGATGAACTAGATTTTTTTCAGACAGGGTTATCGGCTTTAACAACTGGTCTTGTTGGTGGTGGTATTGCACAAGCAGGTTTTGTATACAGTAAAAAATTAAACAAGAATATACCTCTTGCTTCTATTGAGTTAGACAGGTCTTCTCAAATTCAAAAAAGTTTAGATGATAGCTTAAACAAGTTAAGTAAGAAAGACAGAAAAAAAATACTTGCTAGTGCAGACGTAACTAAAGCTTTACTTCAACTTAAAGAAAACACTAGTAAGTGGGCGCAGAAAGTTGCAGACGGTAAAGAGTTAGCTAAAGTTTCTGAAGATCCTAAAGCTTCTATTGATTATGATACTGAGTTTGCTGTTATGTTCTTTAATGGTAAGAAGGACGTTCAACTAGAAAGAGCAGACGATGCAGGATTTGAAGGTCTTGTTCAAATACTAGCAAAAGCAGGTTACAAAAAACCACCTGATATGCGATTTACACATTTCTTAGGAGAAGCTTTTGAGGATCTATCAAAAGAAAACAAGGACATTGTTCTTGATGCTTACGATGCTTTAAAGCAATCATCAGACCAACTAAAAGATTTTAACTTTGAAGAGTTTATAAAATTAGATGCGGCTGCAACTTCTAAAGCAGGTCAGATACTTCAGATTAAATCTCAGGGTCAGCAACTAATGAACAAGCTTGGTCTGGATGAACCAACACCAGAACAAATAGCAAAAGCCGTAACAGATCCTGTTGATCAAAGCACTTTTAAAAAATTTATAGGTAAGGCAGTAGACCTTCAAAGTCTTCTTATAAGATCAATTGTTACTCATCCAGGAACAACAGGGTTAAACGTTATAGGTTGGAAAGCTGCTACTATAAATCAAAGTCTTTCGGATATGTTAAGAGCAAGTTTGTATAGTGGTGCTGCTCTAGCTAAAACTGTTGTAGGTGATGTAGAGAACGCTGTTAAGTATAAAAAATTAGCTGTGTCTATGATGGATCTTCAAAGACAGAAAGTCAGAAACATGGTTGATCCTTACGGAACAAAGGACACAGTCCTAGATTTTTTAGCTGTAAGACCAGAAGCACAAAAAGAAATATTTAGGTATATTTATGGAGGTGTTGAAGTCAAAGGTATACTTGACGAATTTGAAATGAACCCTGCCAACATTAAAAAGAAAACTGGGTTTCAACAATACAACGAGTTGTTTGAAACTTTGTACGCTGTTAAAGCTCAAGACTTTATTACAAAGACTCAAGAGTTTGCGTATGCAATAGACAAACAAATAAGAATAAAATACGGAAAAACTTTTGCGGAGTTCTTGCAAGATGATGAACTGGTAAAGTATATATCACAACCTGGGACAGACATGTTCAAAGAGTTTGCAGAGATAGAAGCTAGAGCAGTTCAAGATGCTTTGCGTAATACCTTCTCAAAGAAATATGGTGGTAATGATGGATACTTACAATTTGTAGCCAAAGGAATAGAGGAGGTAAGACAGCTTCCAGGTATAGGTGCTCTTGCACCCTTTGGTCAGTTCTGGAATAACAGTGTAGCTTTTATGCTTGATCATTCTGGTATAAGTCTTGCTAACAAATACGTAGTAAGAGCAGGTGGAGAAGCAGCACAAAAGAGAGACACTTTAGATCTTATTACTAAATCAGCAATAGGATATGGTGCTCTTACTTTAGGAACAATAAGCCAGATGGAAAACCTAAAAGAGGGTCTTGCTTGGTACGAAGACAGAGATGACTCTGGTGCTGTAAGAAGTTATCTTTATGATTATCCAAGAAATGTTCCAATGCTTTTAGGTAGGATGTTTGCACATAAAATAAGAGATGATAAAATACCTCTAGACTTAAAAAAAGCTTTTATTGATAACTTTGGTGTACGTGCTCTTACAAGAGATCTTGGTGACTCATACGGAACTATTGCAAAAGCAGTTGATTTAGCTTTTGAAGATGAAGATGAAGAGTTTATTTCCTTAATTGCAAAAGGTGTAGGTGAAATTGGATCACAATACATATCTGGTTTTAGTAGAAGATTTGAACCAGTTAATCAAACAGTTGCTATGGCGAGGGGAGAAGACTACGAAGTAGTAGATAAGAAGCAAGGGGTCAGATGGATTAACGACTCCTTAAGATACACAGATGAAATTTTTGATTGGGTGCTTAGTCTTACAGGTGCTGAAGAAACAAGAGAACTATTAGGTAAGGGTGGTAAAGACAAAAAAGAAAAGGCTTTGTCAAACGAACCTATGCCTGTACCCATAGGAAAAATTGTAGGGTATCGAGAAGTTCAACCCTCCTCAACAATTGAAAAACTTTTTAACGATATTGGTAGACCTAACTGGAGCACAGGAATAAGAAACAAATCTCCTGAAGCTATCAATCATTACAATAAGTATGTAAGACCTCAGATAGAAATGTTAGCTGATACTGTTCTTTATAATAATGATTGGGATAGTATGTCTCTACCAGACAAACAAGATGCTGTTAAAGCTATCTTGAGGGTAGCTAATACAAACACTAAAAAAGCACTTAAACAATCTTTAGATCCTAACGAAAAGAAAACGAGTCTTATATTCTCTATAAAAGGTGCAAGTTCAAAAGCAAGTTTAAGAAAAGCTTTGGAATACTTTGACGTTTCTGAAAGAGATTTGTTTGAGCTAGATGTAAATCAACTTTACATTCTTGAAGACATGGTAAAAAGATTTGAGAAAGATATTAGAGGAACAGGTAAAAGACTAGGGATAGAATAAAAAAAACCCCCAGACTTAACTGAGGGTTTTAGTTTAAGAAGATTTATCTCTACTCTTTTTATATTCAAGCATAAGTTTTGAGTACTTGTATGCTTGATTTACAATCTCTTCTGATCGTAGATACTTTCCAGATCCTAGCAAACCCGACAGTGCAGCACCTGCAAAGTAATCCCTACTTGGTATATCACCAGTAGGAATCTCTTCTTTTATGAACTCTTGAGCTTCTTGTTCAAGGGTTTTTTTATTATCTTTACTCATTTATGTTTTTCAACCCACCTCTTACGAAGACGGTTTAAGTACCAGATAGCTTTGTCTATATCTTCTAGACCGTTCTTTTGTTCACACCTCCACATATACTTAAGAACGTTAGCAGCGTGAGGGGCAATAGCACCTGACATATTTTCTGTCATAGCTTCAATGGCTTCAATACACTCTAACTTTGACTGGTTGTAATGCACTGGTTTATTTACTGGATCAATACTCAAACACTCTCCACACTCATCATTATCATCTAAAAGGTTACCACACTTTTTGCAGTACCACGAACTTAGCTTTCCCCACTGCATTATTATTCCTTATCAATAATAATTAATTCTGCTTCAGTGTAGGGTATGTGATAGAATGTTTCTCGCCTGTCAACTCTTGCAAAGGAAGGTTTCTTAATAACATCATCAGTCATCTGAACTCCTTTTACTTTCCAAGCTTTAGTATATTCACAGTTGAGAACATAGAAAAACAAGTTGTCTATTTCATCTTGATACTTTTTAACTAATCTTTGTTTTCTTCCTGGGATTCTAACTTCTTCCCATTGAGAAGGCCATCGACTATCTGGTAATAAAGTAAACCCTCTATTACTTAAGTAGTCTTCACCCCACTGTGCTTTACGTTCAACCTCGTGGTAGTAAGTTTTACCATCTTTGATTGAAACAACATCAGCATTATAATCTTCTTCTGTTGATAGTATCTCATGCCCTTCTGATTTTAAATATTTTATAAGGGCTTGCTTTGAAGGTTCGTTGACCTCGTTATAAACATCTGCTCTAAATTTTCTTCTGTACATACTGCCTCCGTTTTAGCTCGCATAGTAGAAGTTGTTGCTCATAGTCAGACATTATAGGCCAATTCCTTATTTCGTCAATAGTTCTTTTACAAGCTAGACATAAACCATCATCACCTATCTCACAAACTTTTTCACAGGGTGAGGGAGTGCTCCCAAATCTAGGAGCAATCTCTCTTCTTACATGAGGAATACTCATTCACACTTACGAAGACCTGTTGCAGGATCAAAGTAGCAAGCACCACCTTCATCTACAAAGTCTTGTGTCTCCTCAATGACATCTTCATCTACTATTTCTTCAGATGAAGAAGAGCTAAGTATTCCCATACGTTTTCCTGACGCTCTAAAAGTTGTACATCCAGAAGCACCACCATCATAAGCATCCATGTAAATCTTTTTAAAGTCTTCCCAGGTTACATCATCACCAACATTACATGTTTTACTGCAAGCAGAGTCAACAAACTTAGAAGCAACATTAAGAACTTTAACATGGTCAAACACTGACAGTTCGTTAGCTGTCTTACCTTCTACTTTAAAGACACGGTAGCCGTAGTCTTCTACTCTCTCAGTTCTTTCACCGTCAAACTCTTGAATCTTTCTGTCATAAAAAAGATTGTAAGGTGGTTCAATACCAGAAGAAACATTGTCTGCTGACAAACTTATAGTTCCTGTTGGAGCTACAGATAACAAGTGACTGTTACGAATACCGTAGTTACTTATTAACTCTCGTATGTTACCTGGTAACGTCTTTGCAAAACCAGAGTCAAGATAAGCTTGAGTAAACAAAGGGAAAGCACCCTTCTCCATAGCAAGCTCAACAGAAGTTGTGTAAGCTACATCTCTTATAACTCCCATGATTTCTTCTAAAGTCTGCAAGAATCTTTCACTACCATAATGAAACCCTAGAGCTTCAATAGCGTTAGCAACACCAGTAACACCAAGACCCATACGCCTTTTGCTTTTAGCTTCTAGCTCTTGTTCTCTCAGTGGGTAGGTTGCCCTATCTACAACGTTGTCCATTGCTCTGACAACATGAGGAATGTCGTTACGAAGTTGGTTCATGTTGAACACGTACTTACCATCGTGATCCACAACGTACTTAACCAAGTTAAAAGATCCAAGAAGACATGCACCGTTTGGAGGAAGGGGTTGTTCACCACAAGGATTT